CCTAAGAGTGGAGAAGTAAGATCCGATTCGTATTTTGACCAGTATATGGATACATCAAAAATGGTACCTGGATTTACAATGTCATCTAGAGTTAGACCAATGGTAATAAGTAAATTTCAAGAATACTTAAGTGATAAAGGTGTAACTATACAAAGTAAAAGATTAATGGAAGAAATGAAGACTTTTATTTGGAGAAATGGCAGACCGGAAGCACAACAAGGTTATAATGATGATTTAGTTATGTCATTTGGAACCGCAATGTACATGAGAGATACAGCATTTAAATTTAAACAACATGGAATAGATTTAACTAAAAACATGTTAACAAATATAGCTTCAACAAAAACAAATTATAATGGAGCTTATCAAGCACCTAGAGATAAAAATCCGTGGCAAATAGATAACCCATATTCTAACGGAAAAGAGGACATTCGTTGGCTTTTATAATATTTATACAATATATATATCATGGCAGATACAAGATTATTTTCAAGACTTAAAAGATTATTTTCAACAGACGTAATAATTCGAAACGAAGGTGGTAACCAACTTAAGGTTATGGATATTAATAAAATCCAATCTTCTGGAGAATATGAAAATAATTCTTTAGTAGATAGATTTAATAGATTATATTCTACATCACCTACTTCATTATATGGTTATCAAAGTAATTTTAATTACCAAACATTAAGACCACAGTTATATTCGGAATATGATGCTATGGATACAGATGCTATCGTAGCTTCTGCTTTAGATGTTATAGCAGATGAATCTACACTTAAAAATGATATGGGTGAAGTATTATCTATTAGATCATCTGATGAAAATATACAAAAAATATTATATAATTTATTTTACGATGTTTTAAATATAGAATTTAATCTATGGCCTTGGGTTAGAAACATGTGTAAATACGGAGATTTTTTCTTAAAATTAGAAATAGCAGAAAAATTTGGTGTTTATAATGTTATACCTTATAACGCATATCATATTGAAAGATTAGAAGGAAGTGATCCCGATAATCCAGCTGACATAAAATATATCATGAATCCAGAAGGTGTTTCAGCGGGAGGATATGGTTATTACAATGTTCCTACTACAAATAATGTTAGTGGTAAAGATATTGTTTTTGATAATTATGAAATGGCTCATTTTAGGTTACTTACTGATACTAATTTTCTCCCATATGGTAGATCTTATATAGAACCAGCACGTAAACTATTTAAACAATACACACTAATGGAGGATGCGATGTTAATACATCGTATAGTAAGAGCACCAGAAAAGCGAATATTTTACATCAACGTGGGAAATATTCCACCTAATGAAATAGAAAACTTTATGCAAAAAACTATTTCTAAAATGAAAAGAACTCCATATATGGATGAAAAAACGGGTGAATATAATTTAAGATATAACATGCAAAACATGTTAGAAGATTTTTATATCCCAATTAGAGGTAATGACACAGCTACTAAAATAGATACTACACCTGGATTACAATATGATGGTATAGCAGATGTAGAATATTTAAGAGATAAATTATTTGCAGCTTTAAAAGTTCCTAAAGCATTTATTGGGTATGAAGAGGGAGTTGAAGGTAAAGCTACACTGGCAGCACAAGATATTAGATTTGCTCGTACAATAGAAAGAATCCAAAGAATAATGGTATCTGAATTACAAAAAATAGCATTAGTACATTTATACACTCAAGGTTACAAAGATGAAAATTTAACTAATTTTGAATTAGGTTTAACTACACCATCAATTATATACGATCAAGAAAGAGTAGCATTAATGACAGAAAAAATGACATTAGCTCAATCTATGATTGATAGTAAAATTATACCTACAGATTGGATATATGAAAATATATTCCACTTTAGTGCAGATGAATATGATGAGTATAGAGATTTAGTACAACAAGACCAAAAACGTAATTTTAGATTAGCCCAAATAGAAGCAGAAGGTAATGATCCATTAGAAACAGGTAAATCTTATGGTACGCCACATGATCTAGCTTCACTATATGGAATGGGTAGAACCCAATCAGACCCAGCTAATGTACCAGATGGATATAATGAAAAATTACCATTAGGTAGAAAAAAAGAATCAAATACTAATCGAGGTAAACAAGAAAATGCATTTGGAAAAGATCCATTAGGTAGAAAAGGTATGAAAAATGATGATAATGAATCTAGTAAATTAAGACCTAAATTTAGAGGTGGTTCTCCATTAGCAATGGAACATAAAAATATGTTAAAAAAAGTACCGGGTCCTAAAAAAGTAGGAAAAAAACTTGTTTTTGAACAGGAAAAAAAAGGAAATGGACTTTTAGATGAATCACAATTACACGAATAAAATATTTTTATATATTTATAAATAAACCAAACTGCGAAGAATGAACATAAAACATTCAAAGTACAAAAATTCTGGTATTCTTTTTGAATTATTAGTACGTCAAATTACTGCTGATACTTTAGATGGTATAGATTCCCCGGCAAGAAAAATACTAAAGGAATATTTTGTCAAAACCGAATTAGGAAGGGAATATAAGTTATACGAACAATTAGCTAAACATACTACAGTATCTGAAGCAAAAGCTAATTTAATTTTAAATTCACTATTAGAAACCTCATCTAATCTAAATAGAGGTGCCCTAAAAAGACAAAAATATAATTTAATTAGTGAAATTAAAAAATACTATGATGTAACTAAATTTTTTAGACATAAGTTACCAAATTACAAAATCCAGGCTGCTTTTTATATGCTAACTGAAATTAAAGCAACTAAGGAATTTTCTAATCCTAAATTAGAAATAAACAATAAACTTACTATATTAGAACATTTATCTGAAAAACCTGTAGTTAAAGAACAAAAAGAAACTGTAGTAGACGAATTTCAAAAATACGATAAAACTTTAAGAACATTAACATATAAGGTATTACTTGAAAAATTTAATGATAAGTACGATACATTATTAGAACCACAAAAAGAAATTCTTAAAGAACTTATCACATCAATAGATAATACACCTAGATTAAAAGAATTTTATAATTCTAAGGTAAATGAAATTAAAACTACTTTAGAAGAACTAAATACTAAAGTAACAGATAAAGTTACTAAAATCAAAATAGAAGAAGTAATTAAAATGCTTCCTACATTAGATAAAACATCTAAAGTTAAGGATGATGATTTAACTAACCTGTTACAATACTACGATTTAATACAAGAAGTAAAAAATGTACAGGTTCAAGCTTAAAGAAATAGAGGTAGGCGACACTGATATAAAAAAAGGTGTAAAAACAACAGTATCCGATGTTGATCCTGAAACTGGAGCTATTACATATGATGTTGAAAATGTAGCTAATTTTTCATCAACTTACAATGCTTTACAACAAGCTAAAGAATTTTTAAATACATTAGAAAAAACGGGTAAAGCTAAAGATGATACTACAATAGATAAATTTGCTGAAAATATAACAAAATTATTTAATGCATTTAGAACACATGTTAGAAAAAACTACCCCGAAGAATATGAGCGTGTATCAAGATTAAAAGAACAATCATCTACAGCAACTGGAGGGGATGCATTTGCAGGTGGAGAAGGTGCACAGTATGCAACACCTTTTGCATTTAGGAAGAAAGGTAAAAAATCCCCCAGTATTTATTACTATAAACTAGGATATAAGCCTGTACCTAAAATCAAGCCTAAATCTTACGATATAAAGAAGTTATTTGAATATAATGACTTCCAAGAAAACAGAATTAAAGCTTTTGATGATATTGAAAAAACAATAGAAACAATTCTTCCAATGTTATCAAATGCAAAAAATAGAACAGCTGAGTATTACAACGAAAACCCGGGTTCATATGGAATAAAATACCCAACGGATGCAATACTAACAGAATTAAATGATATTATAGAACAAATAAAAGCAGGAAATGAAGACATTAGCCAATCAATATAGATTAATTAAAGAAGGTAAAGGCCATAAGGGAGTCTTTCTTAAAGAAGCAAAAGCAAAATTCCCTAATTTACTTAAAAATAATTCTACATTTAAGGAAGCAACAACTATCCTTAAACAAAAGAATATCATCTCAGAAAATTTTGTAGGTATGCCTATGATAGGTAATCCATTAGAAAGAAAAAAAGAATCATATGAAACTGCATTTGCTAAATTTCTACAAGAAGCAGAAGCAAAAGCTGAAGAGAAAAAAGTATCTAAAGAAGTAGAAGAAGATGCTGCTAAAAATTATGATTATAAAGATGAAAAAGATCCTAACAACATGATTTTTGGTCAAATTCAAATGGGATACTACTATGAAATGAAACAAGAAAAAAATGCTGATAAAACAATAGACGAAATTAAAGATATAGTATTTAAAAACTTAGCTAAAGACCCTATATACTATACTAAAACAGGACAATTTGGAGAAGACATTGGTTATACAGATGATGCCCCAAGTTTAGGACCAACAGATGAACCTAAAGGTAAATATAAATCTTCTGGATATGGTAATCTAAAAGAAAATAAAGAACCGGTTAATGAAATAGCAATAGCAGGTGGTTTAGTAGCAGGTGGAGGATTTTCTTCTCAAAACTATATGGATTTTTATGGTTTAAATGAAGAAGAACCAATGAGCTCTAAATTAAAAAAAGGAGCTGAAGAATTAGAAAAAATAGGTTTAGAAGAAGATGAAGCTCCTATGCATATTGAAAGATTAGCAAATGCGGCTGAAGCGGCATATGATGCAGGTATGTCAATAAAAGAAATATGTGATTTTATAGAGCAACATTTAGGGCTTAAAATGGGAGACTAAAATGAAACAAGTACTTATAGAAACACAGCTATTTAAACCATCTAAAGGTTTATTATCAGAAGGTAAAATGTCTGAAAGAGGTAATCCTTTAGTAACGGGTATATTAGCAACTTGTGAAGTTGAAAATGGTAATGGTAGATACTACTCTGAAGACCTATGGAGAAGAGAAATAGATAAGTACATGGAATTAGTTGACCAAAACAGAGCAACAGGAGAATTAGATCACCCTGAATCTCAAGTAATTAACTTAAAAAATGTTTCGCATAATGTTAAAGACATAAGTTGGGATGGTAAAAACATAATGGGTACAATAGAAATATTACCTACACCATCAGGAAATATTTTAAAAGCACTCATAGACAATGGTATTTCAGTAGGTGTATCATCCAGAGGAATGGGTTCACTAGAACAAAAAGGTGATTTAATGGAAGTACAAGATGATTTTGAATTGTTATGTTGGGATTTTGTTTCAACACCATCTAACCCAGGTTCATTTATGACATTAAGAGAAGGTAAAGAAAATAATCTTAACCAATACGCAAAAGCAAATAGCATAGTAACAGAAATACTATGTGCAAACGGCAATTGCCCAATATTTTAATCATGGAAGATTTTGATTTAAGAAAATATTTAGCTGAAAACAAGCTTATAAAAGAAGCGGAAGAACCTACTGGTTTTTTATTTAGATTTTCAAAAGAAGATGCTATGAACAAAGCCATGGCAGTTTTAGACCAAAAAGATATTAGCTATAATGAATTAGGAGTTCATTTAGTATTCCATGATAAATTTGGTCCTGCAACTGAAGAAGAAGTATCTGAAATCCTAAGAGGTGAAGACATACTTGATTGGGTTATTGGAGAATGGAAAGGGGATATATATTTAAAATCAGAAGAAGAGATTAAAAACATGTAATCTCGGCGACCTTCAAGACTCCCAATATACGTATAACCGTAAAATATGCTATCCCATATAGCATTGACATAATATAAATTCTATTACGTTTCCAAATAAACGTATTTCCCAAACAATTAAATTTTAGGACAATGGCAAAGAGAGACATTCTCAAAGAAGCTATCGCTGACGCTAAAACCGTAAAAGAAACCGCTATCGCAAATGCTAAGGCAGCACTTGAAGAAGCTTTTACTCCTCAACTTAAATCCATGTTAGCTACAAAGTTAGAAGAAATGGAATTAGAAGAAGATGAAGAAGCACTTGAAGAAGCTCCTATGAAAGCTGAAAAAACCAATAAAAAAGGTCAGCCTGACATGCGTAAAGAAAAGGAATATAAACCTGAAAAAATGACGCGCGACAGAATAAAAGAGGAGGATTTAGATGAAGAAATTAATCTAGATGAAATCTTAGCAGAAATCGAAGAAATGGAAGATAAGGAAGTTAAAGAATCAGAAGACCCAATCTCAGAAGACGAGAGAACAAGAGCCGAAGAAGAAGGCTTTCTCGACGGAGAAGAAGATGCTGATAAAGACATGGAAGACAAAGAAGATGAAGAAATCGACTTAGAAGACATGACTGATGATGACCTTAAAGATTTCATTGAAGACGTAATTGCTGATATGGTTAAATCTGGCGAGTTAGAAGCTGGTGATAATTTCGAAGAAGAAGACGAAATGGAAGTAGTAGACGACGAAGAAGAAGTAGACGTTGAAATTTCAGAAAAAATGGACAAAGAGAAAGAAGTAAAAGAAGCTAAAGAAGAAGAAGACAAAAAGAAAAAAATGGAAGAATCTGCAATAGCTGAAGTTTACAAAGAAAAAGAAGCTTTAGAAAGTGAGCTAAATGAAGCTCATGAAGTTATCAACACTCTACGTTCCGACTTAAATGAAGTTAATTTGCTAAATGCAAAATTGTTATACACTAACAAGATTTTTAAAGCAAAAACTTTGACAGAAAGTCAAAAAGTTAAAGTATTAGGTGCTTTTGATAAAGCAGGTACTGTAAAAGAAACTAAATTGGTATATGAAACTTTAAACGAAGGTTTAAAGACTAAAAAATCTCCAATTAAAGAATCTTTAGGTGCAGCTTCAAGAGTATCCGGAAATGTTAACACTAAAAAACCAATTATTGAAACTGACCCAATGGTAGAAAGATTCAAGAAATTGGCTGGTTTAAAATAAATTAATAATATAAAAAATAACTAAAAATGTCACAATTAAATTCACTTTTAGAAAGCTCGGCGAACAACTGGAAAAGTGTTCAGAGCGACGCTGCTAGATTAGCAGACAAGTGGGAAAAGACAGGACTTTTAGAAGGATTTGATAGCGAAGTTAACAAGAACAACATGAGTATGATTCTTGAAAACCAAGCTAAGCAACTAGTTGTTGAGCAATCATCTACTCAAACAGGCGGAGACGCTTTTGCAGGTGGAGTTGGTGCTCAATGGGCAGGTGTTGCTTTACCATTGGTAAGAAAAGTATTCGGGCAGATTGCTGCTAAAGAATTCGTTTCTGTTCAACCAATGAACTTACCTTCAGGTCTAGTATTTTTCCTAGATTTTCAATATGGACAAGACAAAGAGATCGATTTCGGTCCTGTAGGTCCTGTTTATAATGGTTCTTCATCATTATATGGTGATACCAACCCAGGTGCTAATTTGGACCCAACAGATGGTCTTTATGGTGCTGGTAGATTTGGATATTCAATTAACCAATTCTCATCTTCAGTTACTGTAACTCAGGCAGCTTCATCATGGTCAGATGTAGATTATGATACTACTTTATCTGCCTCTATTGTTGCTGAAGAATTTACAACAATTACTGTTGCAAATAGTCAAATTAGTAGTAAAAATGTAGATTTTAAAGGTGTTAGAGCAATGTTTGTTATCTCATCTTCAGATGCTAATTACTTTTTCCAACCTTCTATTGATGCTTTAAGACCTCAATATAGTAGAGTAACAGCTACAAATGATTTAGTATTTGTATATGCTGGTGCTCCAAATTCGGCTAATTTACCAAAAGCAGGTTCGAATGTATTATTTTATAATGTACAACCACAAGCTAATTCAAGAGGTGATTTTGAAGATGCTGCAGGTCAAGGTAGACCAAATGCTGAATCAAATACTGATGCAACAGATCCACTAGCAATTCCACAGATTAATGTAAAAATGAAATCAGAGGCAATTGTTGCTAAAACTAGAAAGTTAAAAGCACAATGGACTCCTGAATTCGCTCAAGATTTAAATGCATATCAGGCACTAGATGCTGAAGCAGAATTAACATCTATTATGAGTGAATACATTTCATTAGAAATTGATTTAGAGATTTTAGATATGCTAATCCAAGACGCATCAGCTGCTGATGAGTACTGGAGTGCTGCAAATAATAAAACTTTAAATGCTGCTAAGAATACATGGGAAGTTCCAACAAGTACAAGTCAGACTGGATTCTACAACACACAAGGACAATGGTTCCAAACTTTAGGAACTAAATTACAGAAAGTATCTAACAAGATTCACCAGAAAACTCTTAGAGGTGGTGCAAACTTTATGGTAATTTCTCCTTCAGTAGCTACAGTAATTGAATCAATCCCAGGATTTGCTTCAAATGCTGACGGTGATGCTAACAAAGCAAAATTTGCTTTTGGTATCCAGAAAATGGGACAAATGAACAGCAGATATGATGTTTATAAAAACCCATACATGACTGAAAATGTAATATTATTAGGGTATAGAGGTTCTCAGTTCTTAGAAACTGGTGCTGTATTTGCTCCATATATTCCATTGATTATGACTCCACTAGTATATGATCCAGACACTTTCACACCAAGAAAAGGTCTATTAACGAGATATGCTAAGAAAATGATCAGACCAGAATTCTATGGTAGAGTATTTGTTAATGATATAGCAACTATATAATAAACAACTAACATAAATTCAAAATTAGACCTGGCTTTTTAGTCAGGTCTTTTTTTGTTTTACTTTAGAGTCTAATATTTATAACAAAATGCTATGGCTGATTTCACCCTTCAAATAAAAGAACGAGTATTACTTAATGGAACTGAAAGGGGTACTGATTATAATTTAACCATATCTGGTATAGAAAATTATGATAATAGAATAGTTACTATACCTTCTGGAAGTGAAACTACAATATTTGAATATAGTGATAAACCAGGATCGGGTACATTTACTTCAAGTAGTTTTAAATATGGTAGAATATCTAATTATTCAACTACTGTACCTATTAATCTAAAAGTATCATCTTCTTCAGAACTAATGAATTTTTCAATATCAGCAGGGGGTACATTTATGTTATCAACAAGTGGTATAACAGGTAGTTTAACTAATACATTTTCATATGATGATATAATGTCTGTATTTGTAGAACCCTCAGGAAGTTCTGCTAAGGTAGAATATTTTATAGCAACAACTTAATAAATAAATTATGAATATTCCAATTTGGACAGGTGTATCAACATTTTCGGCAGGCCAAACACCATTTGGGTTTTATGACAATCAATCTGATTTTGTAGCAGATGCTAATAAAGTAGCTGATTTTTGTGCTAGAAGATTAGGTTATCCTTTAGCAGATGTAGAATTACAATCTGGTTCTTTCTTTACTGCATTTGAAGAAGCTGTTACAACATATGGAAATGAATTATATGCCTATAAAGTAAGAGAAAATTATTTATCACTTCAAGGATCAGATTCATTAGTAGAAGCTAATAATAAAATTATTAAACCTAATATGGCTGGTATTGCTAGAATATCTGATCAATATGGAGAAGAAGCTGGCGTAGGAGGTACAATAAATTATTACTCGGGTTCTTTAGCACTTCAAAGGGGTATACAAGATTATGATTTAGATGCTTGGGCTAAGGAAAATGCAGATTTAAAAGAAGGAGATAGAATAGAAATTAAAAGGATATTTTATGAAATAGCACCTGCAATATCAAGATATTTTGATCCATATGCAGGTACAGGTACAGGTATGATGAATTTGTTAGATTCATTTGGTTGGGGTAATTATTCACCTGCAATTAATTTTTTATTAATGCCTATAAATTATGATTTACAAACTATACAGGCAATAGAATTTAATGATCAAATAAGAAAATCACAATATACATTTGAACTTATTAATAATAAATTAAGAATATTTCCTATACCTTTTTATAATGATATGCAAGGGGGAGAATCCCATAGATTATGGTTTCAGTATATTAAAGAATCAGATAGACAAAACCCATATTTAAGTGGTACAAATAAGGTAACAAATGTAGCAGAAGTACCATTTGAAAATCCTAACTATAACCAAATAAATTCAATAGGTAGACAATGGATATTTGAATACACCTTAGCAATAGCTAAAGAAATGTTAGGATATATTAGAGGAAAATATGGTACTATTCCAATACCAGATGCAAATGTAACACTAAACCAATCAGATTTAATATCAGCTGCAACGACTGAAAAAACAGCATTAATAGAAAGATTAAGAGGATATTTTGATGAAACTTCCAGAGATAAATTATTAGAAAGAAGATCATTAGAAGGAGATTATTTACAAAAGGAATTAAATAAAGTTCCTTATACAATTTATATAGCATAATATGGCTTTATATGGTAGTCAACGTGATGTAAGTCTTTTAAGACACATAAATAGAGAATTAATAGGTGATATTATCTCTCAAGAATGTGCTTATTATAAATTTAAAATAGAAGAAACTAAAACAAATCTTTATGGTGAAGCTGCAGGAGCTAAATACTATTACCCCCCGGTATTATTAAATTGTTTAATTGATCATCAACCTCAATCTTACCCAGATGACGAGTTTGGTGTGCGTTATTATAGAAACGTTGATTTTAGATTTTTAAGAGATGATTTATTAGAAAAAAATTTAGATTTTAATAAAGATTATGATCAAGGAGATTATTTTGGAGCAGATTTAGAACCAGAAGTAGGTGATATAATATTTTATTATGGTGGTTATTATGAAGTAGATGATGTAATAGATAATCAACTTTTTGTAGGTAAAGATCCTAGATACACATATGGAGGAGATGATAATCCTATTAATCCTGGATTAGAGAATTTTGGTAGAGATATGTCTATAATATGTAAAACCCATTATCAACCAGCAGATAAAGTACAATTAGAAAAAGCAAGAATAAATGGCTAGACAATATAGGAAACCAACACCAAAAACCCAAAGGGAAATTTCTACAGGATTACAAACTCCTTACAGTGCACAAGCTGGAAATCCTAATGATGCTAATGAAAAAAATCAATTTCCTCCTGTTAATCAAGCTAATTTACCTTTTAACAGATCGGAACAAATGTCTTTTAAAGGGGATAATGTTAAACCTTTTTCTATTGGAATACAAGATATAGATGAATCTATAATGTATTATTTTAATAATGTTATTAAACCATTCGTAATACAAAATAATGAAAGAATAGCAGTACCCGTTATATATGGTTCTCCTGAAAGATGGAAATCTATTCAAAAGGATACTTATTTAAGAGATAAAAAAGGTGCTATTATGATGCCTATAATAGTATTTAAAAGAGATACAATAGATAAAAATAGATCTATAGCTAATAAATTAGATGCAAATCAACCTAATTTATATACCTCATTTCAAAAATCTTATAATGAAAAAAACTTTTATAGCAATTTTAATTTATTAAATCC